TAGCATCAGGACTTCTTCCTAATAAAGTAACAGTTGAGCCTGTTCCTGAACTTACAGTTTTTGACCCTGTATTAAAATGTACAAATTGACCATTTGATGCAGTTGGCTGACCAGTATTTTGACAAATACCGCCTGTTACTGTTAATTTTTCTGAAGGACTACTTGTACCAATTCCAACATTGCCATCAAAATCAATACGGACTTTCTCTGCTGAACTAGCACCACCACCTGCTGTTCTAAAAGCAAATTGTCCACCAACACCACTTGCACCATAAGAAATAAATCTTGTTACATTGCTACTAAAGTCTATAGCAGCAGTAGATGTTCTATCATCTGCTAAAGCACCACTTGCTAATATTGCACCATTGACTGTTAGTTTTTCTGTTGGACTAGTCGTTCCAATTCCAACATTGCCTGTATCTCTAGCTATTGTCAATCTAGTTGTATCTACACTAGAACCAACACCAATTTTAAATAAGTTATTTGCACCATCATATCTAATAGATGCACCGTTAGCTGGACTTGAAGAACTTCCTTCATGTAATAATATTTTAGAATCAGCACCTACTAAATTAGTATTAATATCTAATGTAGCACCTGAAGTATTTACAATATTTAAATCTGTTTGAGGTGAGGTTGTTCCAATTCCAACTCGTCCTGAAGAATCAATACGCATTCTTTCATTAAATCCACCAGTTCTAAAAATCATTGAATCAATAGGATGACTATAAGAAATAGCACCTCTATATGCTTGGTCTCCTGTTGTTCCATCAGCAAAATATATAATTCCACTTGATGATGATGCAATAGTTAATCCAGTTGATGAATCACTAGTATCGCCAATAACTAAATTGTCTGCACCAGCATCAAAACTTGAAGGTGAGGATTGCCCAATTCCAACAGCATTTGCAGAAGAGTCTACAAATAAAGTTCCGCTATCCCAGTTTAAATCTCCAGTACCACCTGTAAGAGCTGTAAGAGTTCCAACACTTGTAATATTAGGTTGTGCTGCTGTTGCTAGTGTACCTGTTATAGATGTGCTTGCTGATAAAGTTGTGAATGATCCAGCTGCTGCTGTAGTACCACCAATGACAGAGCTATCTATAACTGCTCCGTCTAAGTTCATAGCTACTGAAGTACCAGTAGAACTAAATAAACCGTCTACTGTATCAAGATCATTGTTTATCTTTGTACCCCAGGTATCTGTAGATGCTCCTACTTCTGGTTTAGTTAAGTTTAAATTCGTTGTAAATGTATCTGCCATAAAATTTTATCCTTTAAGCTGCGTCTTGTTCGCCTAATGTTGTCCATGATGTATCTGGGTTTGCTTGGTCGGTCCATGTTTCATCTGCTACTATTTGATCGGTCCAAGTCTCACCAGGAACAATTATATCTTCCCATTTTAGACCACCAACTGCATTAAATCCACTTGTTTGTGCAATTACAGATGCACCTGTTAATACAATGCCACCTAGTGCATCAAATCCGCTAGTTTCTGCAAATGTTCCTTCACCAACTACAGTAAATCTACCTGTAGCTGTCATACCTGATACTGCTGGACCTATAACCACACCACGGTCTATTTGATGACCTGTGGCTGTCATACCAGAACTTGCAGATATAGTTGCAGATCCTAGGTCTATTTGTATACCAACAGCTGTAAATCCAGATGTTTCTGCTATGGTTGCAACACCCCTATCAATTTGAGTACCAGATGCTGTAACGCTAGATACTGCACTAATAACCGCTTGTCCGCGATCTATTTGTCTACCTGTTGCTGTTGCAGAAGAAACTGCTGATATGGTTGATGCACCAGTAATAACAAATCTACCATCCGCTGTTGCAGATGATGTTTGTGCTATTGTGGATGCGCCAAAATGATATACAGGAGTTCCGTAATTGGACTTTCCGTATGTGTATAAGCCATAGCCTACTGAGGCCATGGTATTAAGCTAATGTTATATCTAAATCGCCAGCGTCAAATCTAAATACATCGCCTGAACTTACAGTTTTAGAAGCTGTCAAGTTTGCATAAGCCATTAGATTACCGCTTGATGAAGCATCAAATATACCTACTGCAACCACAGTTCCATAGTCTGCTGTAGCTGTTGGATATTCAACCGCAGCTGTATTGGTTGCTGTGGTGGGGTCTGTACCAGATACTGTAAATGCAGCTGATTGTCTTGCGTAAGCTCCGCCTGATACTTCAGTACCGCCACCTGTGTCTGTGGGTGCTACAGTATATAAAGCAACATATAATGTTCCTGGTGCTGTATAAGCATTGCCACCAAATACATGGTCTAATACTTTATCTTCTAAGTAATCACTAAATCCAGCCATATTGTCTCCTAATTATTATTCCAATAATAAATGTTTTTACCAGACTTGCCATAAGTTCTTCTTCTTTGCATTAGAGATCCTTTGCCAAATTCTGCCTTCTCTTGTTCCATTCTCATCTCTTCTAATGCTTTTTCAAATTGTGCTGTAAATAACGGCACTCTTTCATCTTCCATTAGATAGATAGAAGCGTGTTTTAAAGCACCATATAAATAAGCATCTGGATATCCTGTGGATATAAAGTTCGTTGTATTAGAACTGCTTAAAGCATCTATAGTGCCATAGTATGTTAATTGTAGCGTATAACTTGCATCAGGGGTAGGTGCTAACTCTAATGAATTATCTACAATCGCATAATAAATTGGTTGGCCAGTAACATTGTTATTGGCTTTTCTATATACATCTAGTGATTCTAAAGACTGTTGAAATAATGGTCTAAAGTCATTTGATGTTATTTCTACATTAATAGCTTCTAACCAATCAGTTGGCAAACTCATGTACTGTCCATCTGCTGTAGCAGTTGCACGCTTTACCATGTCTTTGTTTCTTAATCTTCTGTTAAATTCTGATTCTGTTGCATCTATAAAAAAGTCTAACTGGTCTGTTAGGTCAGATCTGTTTAAGAAATTTGCAATATTAGTTTTTAATTCATCGTATGTCATACTTTACCTTTCCATGTTCTAAATGGTTTGTTATCTGAATGGTTTAGCCATTTCTTCCATTGCGCAGAATCTTGCGCCCATCCTTCTCGGACTGCTCTTTGATATACCACCATTGGTATTTCTGCTACATGGCGTAAATCTTTACCAGGTGTATATTCAGATAGATTTTTTACATAGTCTAAAGTTGGCTGTATGTTCTGTTGTGTATGATAAACAACTTTTTCATCTTCTGTTGCGAATACAGACTTATAACCTTTCCTATGATCTATTAATGTTGTCTTTGCCATGTGTAGATTTTAGCACAAAAAAAAGGGATGCCGAAACATCCCTTTAAGCTAATTGACTAAACTTATGATTCGTTTAAGTCAGCAACGATTCCGTGTGCAGCTTCGTTAGATACTTCTAAACCATACTCACATACAATCATTTTTGTCTCAGCATCGCCTATTGTAGCAATATCAACAGTTTTAAAGTCTCTTAAGAAAGATACTTTAGCAAACTCTGGATCTACTAATAGTAATGATGCTTCTCTTGATCTGTTTGATGGAACTATTTTTAGTTCACCAAAGTCAGATGAGTATACAGATACTGAAGCTTCTACAGTAGTTGCATCAACAAACTGTCTAGCTTGAGTTCTACCTGTGAAACCAGAAATAACTTGTTTGTTATGTGGTCCACAAATAGCCATTGAAGGCTCAGCTCCGTTACCAAACATAGTTTGTAGAACGCCTTTTAATAAAGCTTCTGTTAAGTCTCTGTCTGTTCCATCAACTGGAGCAGCACCGCCACCAGCACCTGAACCACCAGAACCTCTGGATACGTTAGATGTTAGCCATGATTCAAAACCACCAGTTACCCTAGCTGTTGTAGCGTCACCAGTTGTTTTAGCACCGTTTTGACATAAAGCTTCTTCCATGTCTCTTTTCAATGCTTTAGCCATAATAGCTAATTGATGAGCCATTTCTGATCTTTTGCCAGCTGGGTCTGAAGCGTCTTGAGAACCAGTTACAGTTGCGTCTCTTTTTGAGATCATTGCAACGTTACTTACTCTAGTTGTCGCTGTAGCAGTAGATCTTGATAGTTCAAAACCCTCTAGCTGTCCAGAAGCACTTGGAGTAGGTAAGACTTCTGTCTGCCAATCAAACACTACTTTTTTAATATTTCTTTTTCCGATTGATGACATAAACGGAGTTTGCATTGGAGAGATGTTGTAAATAATATTACTTAAATCTTCTCTGTCAGCTGTTGCCGAATATGTGTCAAATGCGTTAGTTACCTTTGCCATTTTTATATTCCTTTATAAAATTAAATTAATTGTTCAAAAACTTTAGCTGCGTCTTGGACTTTTCCAGACTTAGCTAACCTTTGTTTTGCTTTCTTCACAGGTGCTGCCGATTTAGGTCGGTTAGTAGTTCCAGGTCTAGCCACTCTTGCTGGTGCTTTTTGTGTTGGTTTTTTCTTTGTGGCTTCAACTGTTTTAGAGTTTAACCAAGCATT